GATACATTCATGCTTGCTAATAATTTAATCACTCAAAAGGATTTGATGCTTAAATACAATAAGCATTTGACGGATAAAGAGGCTGAAAAAATAGTAAATGAAAACAAGGAAGTAAATGCCGAAGGAACAGAAGAAGCAGGGCAAGAACGATCAGTTTTTAATCGACTACTTACTCAAACTCCAGCGACTTAATGACATAGATGTCGAAATCCCGCAGGCTGACATTAATGAGGTTATTAAAAATCCTCGTCAGTATGCGCTTGATTTTATTGAGCTTGAATTTGCGAAGACGGTGCCAAAATTTATACAAGCGTATAAAGAAGGGTTTGCATTCGGTAAGAAAAACAAATAATGGCTAAGGATTTAAAAAACGGCGCAAGGTCGTTTAAGACCCAAGTTGTTGGATCGGATTCATGGCAATTAACACTGAATGTAAAATGGCTGATGCAGGCCATTTCTTTGTTATTAGGCATCATGTGGGCTTTTTGGTCGGCTATGAATAAGATACAAACGATGGAACGAGAACTGGTTGCACATAAATTGGAGATTGAAAAATTAATATCTCATCACCAAGAGCAGGAAGATTTGCGAATCTCTCAGTTAGAGGAATCAGTGAAATGGTACGAAACGGAAATGGTGAAAGTCGGAGGAGTTTCACTGAATCCTTTGAGTTGGAAAAAGAAACGAGGTAAAAACAAGGATTGAAAAATGGAAGAAGTATTCAGCCTGTATGCAGAGTACGGGGCCGTAGCGATAATAGTTGGATTATTCGTGTATCTCATATTGAATCTGATGCAGAGCCAGCGGGGGCAAAATAAGAATCTGGATGAGATACAGCAGGCAATCAGTAAAATGGAAGCTGTGCTGGACAACACAATGTCAATAACAATCAAGTTGGTAGATAGATGGAACTCTGAAAGTGCAGATCAGACACGACGGCACGAAAAGCTCACAGAAGAGCTTAATGACGTTACGGATGTTTTGATGGAGCTTAAAGGTGCCATGAGTCGAATTAATGGGAGAACATAATGTATGAATATAATGCAAAACTTGTCAGGGTTGTTGATGGCGATACAGTAGATGCCATGATTGATCTGGGCATGACGGTCTGGATTAAGAAGCGCATCAGATTTCACGGCGTTGATACATGGGAGAGTCGCACCAGGAACAAGGCAGAAAAGAAAAAAGGACTGAAAGCAAAGGCCAGAACCAAGGAACTTTTGAATGATGACGGGGGGAAATTCAAAGTCAAGTCTATGGGCATTGGAAAATATGGTCGAGTGCTGGGGGTCTTAAAAGTAGAATGCCATGAAAAGACCGTAAATCAAATGCTGATAGATGAAGGCCATGCCTATATATACCACGGCGAAAAGAAAAAGGTCTTTAAGTGATCACGACCAGTAGAAATTACAGTTTTGAAAGGGCGGCTAATAAGCTCATGGATATTATTGCTGAAACGCTGACCGATATGGCACGCTATCAGAACGAATCTATCCAAAGGGGCATAGACACCCAGACAGACATTAAAGGTGCGAAATTCGCTAAATTAAGCACTAAATCAACCCTTCCTATACGAAACAAGAGAGGACAGGGATTTACGCCGTTGGATACCATGAAAACTGGCAGTAAAAAGAAATTAAGGAACACTAAAATGGTGCCTGCTGAACGCTCGACTATGACATCAAAAGTATTGATGCTGACAGAGTGGGGAGTCTATCACAATGAAGGATTTACAACGGGGGGGAATTCGATGATTCCTGGTAAGAAAGTCCCTAAGCGTGAATGGTTTGGAATCGCTAAAGAGATGAAAAAAGGTGGGAAGCAATATGAAAAATTTGTGCGGATGACTTTAACAAAAATAGTAAAATCAATTAAAAAATAATGCCATCACCAGAAGAATTACTCGCTTTATTTGGTGACGACTTTGATGATGTCTTAAAGGGGTTGGCCCAGTTGCCACCTGAAGCCAGAGAGCTACTTGATGGAACAATGAATAAAATGCTGTATGATGCAGACATTTTTGACTCAAGAGTCAGCAAAGCTGTTCGAACACAAGGAGCATCTGGGATGTCCGCCGCCGCTATTAGCGCAGGCCTTGCAAATGATATGGCGACAGGCGGCCCTGTATTCGGAGAGATCAGAAACACAATCAAGGGATCACTTGTAGAAGGAATAAGCCAAACGGGGAGAGCTGGATCGTTTGAAGCATACGACGCTGACGATAAAACCATGTTTATGTGGGTTACTGTGGCAGGGCATAAGGTTTGCCTTGATTGCGCCCCGAGAGGAGGTCAGGAGAAAACACTTAAAGAATGGGAACAGGAAGGGATGCCTGGGTCAGGGTGGTCTGTTTGCAAAGGGTATTGTTATTGTATTCTCGATCCAAGTGGTAAAATATCGCCAAGGTTGCAAATGGAAGCACGGGACGCAAAAAAGATTCAAGAAAAAGGGGCGACAATAAGACCGAAAACAGGTGCAAAAACAGCGACTACAACAAAGGCCGTAATAGATAAAAAATTCACAAGTCAAAACGCACAGGGAAATCAGCATTTTGTTGATGCGTTTACGGATAGCAGTGAAAAATTCAAATCAATTTTAATGAAATTTCCCGAGCTAAGACATATCGCTCAACAAAAAAGAGGGGGATATTTTACAGAATGGCAAAATAAGGCTTTTACAAAATACTACAAAGGAGCAAAGGACAAAGCATATCACAACCGTCATGGGGCAATCAGTATTAAGATGCAAAGCAAATCTAACATGAAGGGGTATTTGCAAGAATACAGTACAATTCGGCATGAATACGGACATTTTATGCACCACAATCTCCATCCCTATATCCAGAAAATGGATGGAATATATAAAAAATACCACGATGAAATAAAAAGAGGAATTAGCGTTTCTGTTGATGATTTTATTAAAAAGCATAAGCTGAATAAATACGCATCAGACCATTTAAAATTTCACGATGCCTTTGTCAAGGCAAGAACCAGAGTTGGGGTTGGCAGTAAATGGAAAAGGACAAATAAGGTAATGAAAGAATCGCTAAAGCAACACCGTGAGATGATGAATGAGTTACACGCTGTAATATGGCGTGGTGAGAAAGGTGGTAAATATTTTACTAAAGATCACTCCCTTGTAAAGGCGTTGATGGCCGACAAATCCGATTCTTATGGATATATTCAAGACCTTTTTGGAGCATTGACAAAAAATAAAGTGGGGTGGGGACACGCTGACTCGTATTATAATCACGGAGGCATGGCGATGCACGAAACTTTTGCCAATTTGACTTGTATATACAGCAACGAAAATCCAATATTATGGAACTGGCTAAAAGAGAATCTGCCAGAACTAACAGCTTATTATGATGAACTGATGGATACTATAATGAGGGACGGATATTTTGGGAAATCTATGGGGACGGGCATTGAGTCGTTTAGCCCTCCCATCATCTAAACCTTTACCAGTTTTCCAGATTTAATATCATCATCGGTGATACCTAATTCATCATTGATTATCTCATGGTAGCCACGCATAGGGGACTTGGTTTTTAATGCTTTTTTAAGTTCTATCAATAAATCATCATCTGGGTATCCAAAAATGGGCGGATGTTTCCCAAATAATAATTCGTATTCTTTTGTGGCCTGTACAATTTCAGGTTCAGGCATATTATAGCCTCCTATTTTAAAGGGTTAATTTACTACTTTTTCTTCTTTTAGTGAATACAACCTTTAATATAACATTACTTGGGAAATCCCACTCTTGCCCACACGCTTCACATACTACTTCTTGATAAATATCAACTAAATGTGAACCATAATCCTTATTTACACATATCTCGCCACAAGTACATTCAACGCTTGGGGCTTCACAAGCAACTTGGTTTGATTTGATTGTTTTAGGTTTCATCACTCACTCCCTTCTTTCACTTCTTCAATCGTATGAATATATTCATCACAAACATTATCGACATATCTTTCTTCGGTTAAATCCATGTAGTCAAATTCATCTCTAAACCGCTCTCGGATTTCTTTTTTGCTATTCGCTTTAACATATCCCATCCGATATTCTTTGAATACCTTTTTAACCCAAACCTTGTATTCTTTCATCACTCACCCCTTATATACTTTGTAAACCAAGTTCACGACATTCTTCACCCATATTATCCGCACATTCAGTACAAGTATGAGTTCCGTAGATTATACCAATTTCCTTATAAGATTTGCTTTCCCCACATACGTTACAGAGAAGATTGATATTTGGCGGTAAGTCAAGATCAGATAATTTTTTTGTTTTGACTTCTTCTTCAACATGATTTTTTAAGGCATCGAGATCACTCATTACTGCCTGACGAAATCCATTCCACCATACAAAATATGATTTATCTTTTTCGTTTTTTGCTAACGTACCATTAACTCTAATGGCACATTCAGGAGTCCAACTTGTTCTATTTGGGTTGTGGTAATAATAAACTCCCGCACTCCCATCTGTCCATACAAGTTCGTTACACTCTTTTATGATTGATTTTTGAATATCGGATTTAGTGACTCTCATATCAGTTACTCCCTATGCAACATTTTTTATATTTTTTATTACTACCGCAAGGACAAGTTTCATTGCGACCTATTTTCACCACTCTTATAGGTTTCGGAGCCGATAGAGTCATCATATGTGGTGCTGGAAATTTACCATGCCTACCATGGTATCTTTCTTGAGCATCTCTGGCAATTTTTTTAATATCTACCATCACTCACCCCCTTCAACAACATCACCACCTTGTCCATTTAAGGCTCTTAAAATGCCTTTTTTGGTGGGTTTTACAGTAGTGGTAAATATGGTTGGGCTTACCCAATCATACCCTCGTCTTTTATATTTAGCCCTTGCTTTTTTTAACTTTGCAATGCTGGTGAAATATTCAGTATCAAGATCATCTAAATCTTCATGGTCTCTCTGGTAATGAAAGAAGTAGTATTTCATATCACTCACCCCCTTCAAATACTGTGTTGTAAATATATCTTGTCCTTGGGGTTTTGCCATTTATCGTCTGGTACATAAGAAATTCTTCCCAGCAACCCTTTTCTCTCGCTTGGTCATCAGTAGTAATCCAAGAAGCCTCTTCTATCTTTGCTATCAGGTCTGTGCTGATGATTTGATGCTTAAAATAAAATTTCAAACAGTCCTGACCTAACATAACACATTCTTCTTCAAAGTTTCCTCTCCACTTCTTGCCACTCACTTCTGTAACCCTGTAGTATTTATCTTTGATTAATTTCATCACTCACCCCCTGTTGTGTGAAATACCTTAACGATTGTCCATTCACCTTCATGTTCTTGAATCCAATTAAGAGCATCAATCTCATCTTCAAACCATCGTTCAGGCTTCATATTCAAAATTGGGGTTTCATCGGTTTCTTGACCAATCCACCTGACCTCATTAATAAATTCAGTCTCCTCAATGGCTGTTACCCAGAAAATTGCTTTTGTTTGTTTCATTTTTTGCCCCTCTTTGCTGTGTTTGTTTATCATATCTATAACAAAACTAACAACCCTAACATTAAGATGCAAGTAAAAAAAATAGTATCTTTAAAAAAACTTTTTAACTTATATTCGTACCATGAATAATAGAGGGAGATAAGCCAGATGGCTGAAGAAACAACAAATACAACTGTTGATGAACAGGATGTTCAGGCTACGGCACCAGATGGTGATGTAGATTACGAGGCACTTTATCATAAGGAAAAAAAGTATTCTCAATCGATGAGGTCACGGGCGCAGAATGCCGAAGGGCAGAGTGAGAAATTATCGCTACAGGCTGAAGAAGAACGGCAGGGCAAGCTGATTGCTGAAGGTAAAAAAGACGATCTAATCAGCGAGCTGAAGGAAAAGACGAAAACGATGGAATCTGAACTCTCTGTTTTTAAAAAGCATGATGCTGATAAGCGTGAATCCTTACTTGAGAGTATCCCAGAAGATGATCGGGTGCATTACGAAAACATGAATTTAAAACAACTCGAGCATTTTGTGAATCAATCTCAATCACCAGACGTATCTAATCCAGCAGAAGCTGTACAAGGGCGCACTAACGTCAATTACAATCTTGACTCATTTATGAGTGAGACAGATAAATACAGGCGTGAAAATTTTGGTGATATTGTAAAGAATTATGAGCAAAAGGCGACGAATAAAATCAAGGTAAACTAAAATGGCAACACCATCAGGAGATATTTTTGATAC